TGTACAATATCAGTGAGGTGTTGAAACTACGATTTGATCAAACGACTGGGTTAATGGCAAGATAGTGATTTGCAAGAATAAAAAATATTTCAATCTTATGAAAAACCCTCTAGGGTTTCGTTGTGCGACTGATAAATATAGGTACTGGGGAATAGAATGAGTATAATAGACCGACAAAATAGATTATTAGTGGCAGAGGATTGGAAGCGAATTTATCAAACCTTTAGGGATGCGAATTTTCAAAGTTATGATTTTGAAAATCTTCGTAGGACGATGATTGATTATATTCGGCAAAATTACCCAGAAGATTTTAATGATTATATTGAGAGTTCTGAATATCTTGCGTTAATTGATCTTATTTCATTTTTGGGGCAGAGTATTGCATTTCGGGTAGATTTAAACGCCCGTGAGAACTTTTTAGAGTTAGCTGAGCGACGGGATAGCGTTTTACGATTAGCTCGAATGTTGAGTTATAGTCCTAAAAGAAATTTGGCAGCACAGGGGTTATTAAAATTCGCATCGGTACAAACGACGCAGAATATCTTAGATAGCAATGGGCGAAATTTATCTGGGCAGGTCATTTTATGGAATGATGCATCTAATCCTAATTGGCATGATCAATTTATAAAGGTGATCAATGCGGCGATGTCTTCTACACAACAATTTGGGAATCCATCGGATAAGGCGGTTATATATAACATTCCCACTGAGCAGTATCGTTTTGAGGCATCAAATACTGATGTCCCGGTATATTCGTTTACTCAAACAATTGCTGGCACAGTAATGAATTTTGAAATTACGAGTACCTCTTTTAGTGGCAAGACGTATGTATATGAAGAAGCACCATTGGTTGGTAATAAATTAGCATGTATCTATCGGGATGATGGGCGGGGTCCTAATAGTGGGGGGTCCGGGTTCTTTTTGAACGTGGTGCAGGGATTATTGACCACTGGGACATTTGCTATTACTCAACCGATTTCTAATGGTGTCGTTGAAATAGATAGTCAAAATATTAATAACACTGATGTGTGGTTGTATCGGTTGGATGAAGCTGGTAATGAGATTGAAAAATGGACAATGGTACCCAGTTTAGAAGGGAATAACATCATTTATAATAGTATCGCAAAAGATATTCGAAACGTATATGGGGTGGTTACAAGGGCGGGGGACTCCATTAATTTGGTATTTAGTGATGGTACGTTTGGGAATATTCCGTTGGGAACATTCCGGGTATATTACCGGGTGAGTAATGGATTGTCATATACTATCAATACGCAGGATATTCGTAGTGTAACTATCAATGTTCCGTATATTTCGCAGGTTGGGCAAACTGAAGCATTGACTATCAGTTTACGATTAGCATCTTCTATTATAAATGCTGCTGAGACTGAAAGCAACGATAGTATTAAGATCAATGCACCATCGGCATATTATACTCAAAATCGAATGATAACAGCCGAGGATTATAATATTTGCCCATTGACTGTTAGTCAACAGGTATCAAAGGTGAAGGCGGTTAATCGTACTTCTAGTGGTATTAGTCGTTATTTTGATTTGATTGATCCAACCGGTAAGTATAGTTCGACCACTTTGTTTGGTACGGATGGGATAATTTACGTAGATGAATATAACACCGATATTAATTTTTCGTATCAAACTGATACTGATATTGAAGCGGTGATTTATAATGATATTTTTGAAATCTTGCGAAAACAAGAGGTAAAGTATTTGTATTATTCTCGGTACGGGGATGATTCCATTACAAAAGAAAACACACAATGGCGGCAGATTAACGGTGATGTAGTATCTTCTTCGGGGTATATTGCTACGGTTGCTGAGCCGTTAATACCATTGAAGTTGGGGGATGCGAATCCTGCCACTAGTTTAAAGTATGTCATGTTGGGGACACAGTTAAAGTTTGACGCGCCGGTAGGATATTATTTTGATGTGCGCAATAACAATGTGCTTACTCTTATTACTAACGGACGTATACCCACTGGTGGCGTCGATTACTTATGGGCAGAGATTGTGTCTGTGGTGGGTGACGGTACTGCTGAGGGGGTAGGACGGCTATCTACAGGAGAAGGACCTGTATTATTGAACAAACAAATTCCATCCGGGTGTAATATTACTAAGTTAATACCACGGTGGAAACCGGTGATCGATACCGCCACTATATCATCAATGATTGATTTGATCGGGGCGAACAAACCGTTTGGTTTACGATATAGTAAAGAATCACAATCATGGAAAATCATATATGAAACTAATTTGCGAGTATATTCAAATTTTAGTTTAGCCAAGGCAGGCGACGTTTCGAACATGCAGCGGGATGCCAGTTGGTTTGTGTTATTCACAACTAATAATGAATATTATACGGTACGTAGTAGGGAATTACGATACGTATTTGAGAGTGATAAGGAAGTAAACTTTTACTTCGATGCTGCCAATCGTATATATGATAGTAAAACTAATACAGTTATTTCCGATTCTATTGAAATATTGGATATTAATTCACAAGCAGATTATCCAGAACCGTTAACGGTTCCAGTAATCTGGAATATCCTATCAGAAGTCAATGGGTTAGATGGTTATGTAGATTCAAAGAAGGTGACTATTGGGTTAGGTGACATCGATTTTAATGGATCGGTGGATAATCCAGAGGCGTTTACTCATTTGATTTCAACCACGGCATCACAATATATATTGGAAGAGCGATATACGATATCTGCTGGGCAAGAGGACTATAGATATGTACCGAATACCGGGCAGGTGATAATTTTAGATACGGCACCGATATCGTTGGGAAGTTATAAGGATGGGCAGTATTTTTACTTTATTGACGTAAAATTAGTAGTCAAGTTGAATGTAAAATTGGCAAATCCATTTGTTCCTAGTTTAGATTATAAGGTGTATCGTGGGCGATCTGGATTGAAGTTCAAATATTCCCATAGCGCAGATTCACAATCACGGATTGATCCTGGATCGAGCAATATCATTGATGTTTATGTACTTACTAAAAATTATGATACTCAATTTAGACAATGGATAGCGGGGAGTATTACGACCAAGCCGTATCCACCCAGTTCGGATGAGTTGTATGATTTGATGACACCTTCATTGAGTATGATAAAGTCGGTAAGTGATGAGATCATATATCATTCGGTGAGTTATCGAGTATTGTTTGGGAGTTCAGCGCCGGATGAGTTACAGGCGGTATTTAAGGTAACTAAAACGGTTGGGCAGGTAATATCTGATAATGATGTGAAATCAAAAATAATCGCGGCGGTAAATCGATTTTTTGCATTGGAGAATTGGGATTTTGGTGATGATTTTTATTTTAGTGAGTTATCTGCATATGTCATGAAAGAATTAGCACCAAATATTTCAAATTTTGTCATCGTTCCAAAGTTTAGTACTTTAGCGTTTGGTAGTTTATTTGAAATACGGGCATCGAGTGATCAGTTGTTTATTAGTGGAGCAACGGTTAATGATGTTGAGATAATTTCTGGTATTACTATGACAAATATTAAATCATTGAGTATAACCGCAGCGGAGAGCGCCGTCATTTCACAGAATATAATAAGTTCGCCATATGGAGCAGAGTAATGGCAGATATAACTAACCCATTAGGGGGCGATCAATCGAGTGCTAAATTCTTACCGAATTGGTATCGATCTGATGCAAACAAGAAATTTTTACACGCAACAATTGATCAATTAATGCAACCGGGAACGGTACAAAAAATTAATGGATACATTGGGCGTCAGTATGCAAAAGCCACCAAGGGAGAAGATATTTTTGTACCTGCTGCAACGAAGATTCGGCAAGATTACCAAGTTGAGCCCAGTGTGGTGGTACGAGATGAGTCGGATAGTATTACCTTTTTCAAAGACTATCAAGATTATATTAATCAACTGGGTGTATTTGGGGCAAATGTTTCGAATCATTGTAGGATTAATCAAGAAGAATTTTATTCATTTGATCCTCATATTTCATGGGATATGATAGTCAATTATCGAAACTACTATTGGTTGCCCAATGGACCATCTACTATTACTGTATATGGTAAAAGCCAAACGGTTGAAAGCACATATTCGATTTCTAAGGAGTCGGAAGGTGATAATTATACCTATATTTTCTCTGTAGATAGTGAATTTGGGTTAGTTCGAAATCCAGTAGTTGAGTTATATCGTGGACAGACTTATCGATTTGTATTCCCATTAGGGGCTGAATATTTTACAATAAAGACCGCACGAACATTGGGGGATGACGATCGTTATACCATTGGGGTAAGTACGGTTAGCGATACCACGACATATACTGTCATTTTTACAATTCCGGTTAATGCACCTGATACTTTATATTATCAAAATGAAACTGATATTGATTTGGGTGGTGTATTTGAGCTTCATGATATAGAAGAAAATTCTAGCATTAACGTGACCACTGAAATAATTGGGGCGAAGCATTATACTACGTCGGATGGTGTAGTGTTGAGTAATGGGATGAAACTTCGATTTGGTGGTCACGTCGTTCCAAGTACCTATGCAGTTGATGAATATTATGTAGAGGGAGTGGGGACGGCCATTCAGTTAATTAGCGCCACGAGTCTTCATCTAATGCCAAATTATGGTGGGGTGGTGCAAGCAAAGTTTGATTCAACTCCATTTGATGAATACCCATTTGGTGATGACGTTGTTTACGCTGAAGATATGGATTATATGTTACTTAATCGAGCCAGCCGAGACAAGAATCAATGGAGCCGTTACAATCGATGGTTTCACAAAGACGTCATTACTACTAGTGCAGTGCATAATAATGAAATTGTGTCATTAGATCAGTTAAAACGCGCTAAGCGTCCGATTATAGAGTTTGAAGCAAGCTTAAAGTTATACAATTTTGGAACACGTGCAATTCCAGATATTCATTTAATGGATACGGCCCCGTCACGGGATGCTTTTTCAACCATTGAAGGTCAAATAGTACGAAACGGTAGTTCATCTTATGTCATTGATGGATATGCGTTATCGCCTGGAAAACGGGTCATCTTTACAACAGATACTGATCCACTAGTTAAGAATGTAATATATACCGTAGAATTTGTCACAATTGCGGAAGTGACACGGGTTCATTTAGTGCCAACGTATACTCCAGTATTGAATGATACGACATTGGTATTGTATGGTAAAGTGCACGCTGGGCAAATGATATGGTTTAATGGTAGCGCCTGGGTGGTTGGCCAACAAAAATTAAAAGTGAATCAGGCACCGATGTTTGATGTGGTGGATACCAATGGGGTTTCCTATGGTAGTCAATCATATTATCGTGGGTCAAATTTTGTGGGTACCAAACTATTTTCGTATAAAGTTGGTACTGGATATGTTGATGCCGAGTTGGGGTTCCCGTTATTTTATAAAAATGTAGAAAATGGCGGTGATATTGTATTTAATTTTGATTATGAGATGGATTCATTCGCATATAAAGAGAATGAAACAATATTAAGCAATGAAATAAAACTTGGATTTTTAACAAAAACTTTGACTACCGGCGCAGTAGTATATCTTAATGGTTGGAAAGCGTCAACTGTTGCTCATACACAAGGCGCAGTTCGCATTTATAAAAATTCTCGACAAACTAATAATTTCGCTATTGATATATTCGATGAGTTGCCGGATATTAATAAAATACAGGTGCGTGTATATGTAAATTCAACTACTGGGAGTAGAAAATTATTGCCGTCCGAGTATTATATTACAAAACCGGTTGGCAGCATATATCTTACGGTGGTATTGGTAAATGACGTGTTGTTAACTGATGTGGTGACTTTAAAAGTGTATAATGCACTTCGTCCGTCGTTATTGGATGAGTTGCTCATCAATACCAATGGGCATTATGAGATACCGATTAATTTACAAAACAATCCACAAAATCAATCGTTAACCACCTTT